GACGTTTACGGTAGCGGCTGTAACAGTACCAGTAAATGTAGGATCAGCAGAGTTAGCTTTAGTAGCACTTGCAGTAGCTATGTTGTTAAACTCAGTGTCGATCTCTGTACCTCTCACAATCTTCGCAGCATTGCCTGAAGGGAGAGAATCCTTTGTAGCAAAGTTAGTTGTCTTAGTGTAATTAGACATTTAGATAAGTCTCCCTAGTAGAGCGTGTATGTCGATTTTTTGAATTGAGAAAGCAGCACCATTGACTTCTGCTTCTATGCCAATGGTTACTACCTCACCACTGCCGCTGGTGTTAACCTTTGGAGTGTTGATGAGGATAGAAGAGGTGTACTCGCCTGTGGTGTTGTACTCAGATATACCGTACTCAGCAATGTTAGAAGAGCCGAATGTAAAAGCTTGCTTAGTGTAGTTAGCTGTGTAGTCATAACCCCAGTTTAAAGTAGTAGGTGTGTTCTGACCACCAATGATAGTCAAGTTAAACTTCTTTAGGAACTTCAGATTAGAGGTGTTACCAAAGTCCATAGGGTTACTGAAGTAACGCATCTCGTACTTGTTAGCGCCATCCATGTAGCCTTTGTACTTAACAATGCCTGAAGAGATGCCTATGTATATCTCACCATCTTCCAGTACAGCAAAGGACAGAGGATACATACCTGACCATGTAGTAGCTCTGTGTGAACCGTCCTCTAAAGACCTACGCATGTCAAAGCAGTACACCGTGTTGCTGTCAGGTAGTGTTAACAGGTAGAAGGCTTCTTCAGAGCTGTAAAGTGACTTGATAGCATTAGTCTGTAAAGGGATCAAAGACAACAAGTCTGTGCGTACATTCTTGCTGATGTCACGCATAGGCATAGACTTTTCTTGTATAGTCCTGCCAAAGCTACGTACACCTGTCTCAGACAAGAACAGTATGTCAGTTCCTGTATGCTGTACTGAGTCACGAGCTATGCAACCAACGCCTTCTATGGTGTCTGTAAGTGTCATAGAGGCAGGAGAGGAGGCTCCTGAGTACACGAGTATAGACTTCTTACCAAAGATGATTAGGAAGCCATTGTGGGCCGCTAGAGCCGTTATCTCGTCAAAGCCTGTAGGCCATACAGTAGTAACGTCTAACGAGCCTGACGTACCGCCTGTCCAGTGATGTCCGTTAAGTGTATCAGACCAGTAGACAGTGTGCTTGTTACCTGTAATGTCTGCTGCCCAGAGACGGCCGTATGCGGCTAAGACTTCGTTAGCCTCTGGTGGTGTGCCTGTTGCGTGAGTATGTGCTGAATGTTCTTCCAGTACAAACGAACCACCATGGTCTGTACCTAGCACGTACTCGTGGTCTCTTTGGAATAAGTAGACATGGTCGTTTAAAGTAACAGCTTTCCAGTTATTAGCTGTAGGCGTGTACCCAGCAGGAGTAGCGTCTGTTAGAGTAGTAGTGCCTGTAAAGATTTTATTGTTACCCGCGGACAACACAACCTTGTCACCAGAGTTATCAATAAACTCGTACATGGTTTCTATACCACGGCTACTGCCTAACACAGAAGCACCGTTAGTAGAGACCTCTTCCCAGCCCTTACGCGCACCAATACGACCTAGCTTGTCAATAACACAGTTGTCTGCAACAGCAGCAAACGAGGGATCAACACCTATTGGTGAGTCCTGTGTGTTTAGACCAGCAAAGCCCGGAGCAGCTACTGTAATGTTCTGTAGTTGTTGTGCCATTAAGAATACCAGATAGTTTCTTCAGGATGTTGTGACGCATCAATAGCAATAGCGTCAGCCAGTGTTCTGTCAGCAAGCCCAAACAACTCCGCTGAACTTGTACCACCAGTCTCTCCACGCTCTCTAGCACCTAGTGCTGTAGCCAGCTGCACAACAGGTGATGAAGGCACTGCCATAGACTCTATATCTTCTGTGAAGTCTGCTGTACGTAGTACCACGTTAAACCTTAATTGATACACACCGTCAGGCTTAGGATAGATGTCCACAGCGTTGTCACCAGCAGCGTTAACACCGTTGAAGCTATAGAACTGTGGAGACCCTAGAGGAGGTGTCTCAATCAAGAAAGCGTTGTCCATCCAGCGAGAAGGACGGTACTGCATAAAGAAGTCTGAGGTGTCGTTGATAACGTCTAACAGCTTCATCCTGTTCTGTGAGCCAGTCAACACATAGTTAAAGGTTGTAACGTCTGTGGTTACAGTCAGTGTAGTACGCAGAGCTGTCCAGTCATAAGCATCTTCTACGGAGCGTTTAGCGTCATTAACAAACTCTCCAATAAGTTTAGAGTAGCTGTTCTGAGAGACTGACGTTACTTCATCTTCTCTGAGTCTACGCAAGACGCTGTTGACTAATTGTAAGTATGTCATTATTAAAATCTTCCTGTTTGTGCAAAGCTGGACTCAAAAGGTGACGTTAAGAAATCTTCAATGTCTATCAGTGCATCCGTGTCAGTAATGCCTATTTCTGTTTTAAATTTAAATAGTTCGTTGTCAAATATTTTGTTAGTGGTAGCTGTGGCTGGTTGAGGCATTAAAGGTAAACCTCCTAAAACGCCCCCTAAATCTGGAAGACCAAGACTTATATCAGGAAGTCCAATGTCAGGAAGTCCAATGTCATCTACAAAGTTATCTAAAGGATTTACTACCTCACGTACTATATTTTCTACCCCGGGTAAAACTTCTCTAGCTTGCGTATCTAATGTAGAAAGAACATCACCGGCCCCACTAACTAAATCATTTAAAGGCTCTATTTTAATATCTTTTACTTGTTCCCATGTAGCGTCATCTATCAAGCTGCCAACAGCTCTTGCTCCATCTTCAAGTTTACTACCTGCCCAACGTATTGCGTCTTCTATTGGGCCTAAGTTAATATTACTATCTTTTAAAATATTATCCCAATCACCTAGTGATCCGCCTTCTTTAATGTACTCAACAAAACCACTACGTAAAGCGTCTTTAAAGCTTGAGCCTGAAGCCATGCTACTAATAGTTCTATTTAGCCCCGCATTAAAATCATCAGGTTGTATGTTTAATTTATTAGCGAAGTCTGTACCAGCTGACCCCATCTGACCAATAGTACCTTCAAGTATTTGAGGCCCATAGTAACCCATAACAGCGCCTAAGGGATTACCAGAAGCCGCAGCATTCATCAAACCTACAGTTTGTGCGTAACTAAGACCTCCTAAACCTTTGCCCGCCAAGGCCGCAGCTTCGGCAGCACGACTTGCTGAGATAGCGTCTCCAAACGCTGCACCACTGTCTAGAGCTGCCCGTCTCGCTGTTTCTCCTGCACTACTGGCTGCTGCTGCACTTTGTGGAGCCTGAAGCATACCTGTTGCTTTAAGACCGTCTAGTCCTGCGCTTAGAATATCAGTAGCTGTTAGTTTTTCACCGGAAGCTGCTCGCATACCCTGAAGGACTAAAGTACCTCCGGGAACAAAACCAGCAGCTATAGAAACTACAGGATTATTAAGAGGGTTTTCAGTAAGTTTCCATTCCGCTGAGTAAGTGCCTACAGGGCCAGAGGCTTCATACCTACCGCCGCTTCCTTGATGTTCTTCACCAGCCACACGAGCAATAGAGGTCTGTGTACCTGTGTTTAAAAATACTTTAGTTCCATCTTCTTTTTCTATAAAAGTAGGAATCTCATTCTCTTTAACGTATTCAACAAGGTTGTCATCTACTTTTTCTTCAAAGTAATCGTCAAGAGCGCCTAACGGGTTTTGTGTTATACGGCTTATGTCTACTGATTTGTCAAGACCGCTGTAGTCACCTGACTCAGCCGCCATGTCTGCTAATGCTCTACTTTGACCTTGTTGTTGACTAAAGAAATCACCAAGCCCTACAATAGCTTCTTCTGGAGTTTCTTTTTTTACAGGTGCTGCTAGACTAGGAGCAATAGCTTTAACAGGAGATTTAGCTACAGGAGCTGTAGATACAAGAGGTCTCATCAACCCTGTAGATATAGGATCGTTAGCAACAGGGCGTGTCATGGTAGGAGCAGGTGCTTGCTTAATAGGAACACTGCGAACAGGCTGATTGCTTCGTTTTTTATCAGTAGCTACAGCTTGTGACAAATCAATACCAAATCTAGGGGATAACGCCATTATCGTTCTCTCTGTACGTTCTTAGTCTTTTCCACTGTACGCATAGCGCCTAAGCCCAACATACCCATCAGTACACTGGTAAGCAGTGAGCTATCGACAGGTGGGACAGTAAACCAGATGCTTAGTATTGGAGCTAGAATAGTAGAATAGAATAAAGCCAGTCCACAGATCCATCCTATAGCTGGCCTCCAGCCTGCGACAAATAAACTCTTGTGTGCAGCCTCAGTCTTATTGACCGCTAACTGACCCTTAAGTAGTTCTTGAGCATGCTTCTCAGCCATAGTAGATAGTTCATAGGCTATTTGGTTTTTCTTATCTTTATCTTCTATGAATTTATCTAAAAGCCCAGTCACTGGCCCTATCAAACTATTTAAAATACTCATATATTATACACTATTTAGTCTTGTTTGTCAAGCTGTTTCTTTTTTCCGTGTACTATTCTCTGCACAGTCTCTGACTCATAAATCCTAATACCTAACCACACTATAGTCAGCAGCGACGCTGTAGGTGGCAACCAAGCAGCTAGTGACATTAGTGCCGTAGATGCAGCGGCAACGTCCAGTATGTCTTTAGTAGACTCTTCCATTAAATTATTCCTGTGGTAAATAACCAGTATGTGCCAGCAAACGCAGCAAGAACTACTATAGTAGCACCTATGTTCTTTACTGCGTCACCTATCTGGCGCTGCTTCTTTAGCTTTGCCAGCCTAGCCTTCTCTAGCTTGTGCTTGTGATCCAGCATAGACTTGTTCTGTATCATCAACATATCTCGCCAGACTTGCTTCGGCGTTATCTTCTTCAGCTCTTTCTCATGCTCGCGTATGGCGTTCTTAGCCCATGCAAGCTCCAGAGCCTCTTCCTGTGTCAGTATATGATCGCCTGCCTTAGTAGCCTCCTCGATGCTTTCTACAGCTACCTTGCTGTCAGTGAGGCTAGTAAATAATCCCGACAGACCTGACAAGTGATCCCCAGACTCTTTAACGGTAGCAATGCCGTCGTTAAGAGCCTTGAGGATACCTACAACTGCTGAGATTTCCGCAATCATTTACTTCTCCGCTATTGGAGCCACAGTTACAAAGCGCAGTACAGTGACACAAGATGCAATGATACAGCCAACAACAGCTTGTCCTGCTGGAGACACGGGCAAGAAGCCTACATAGCCTTGCAGTATGCTGAGGATGGCCAGAGCAATTGAGAACTGTACAGTCTTAGACTTCAGGGCTTTTAATATAATATCCATTACCAAGGTGTTCCAGCAGTAATCGCAGGAGCTTTGCTGTCTGCAATCTGTGCAGCGATAGAATCTTCCAGAGCTGTCACTGCTTCTTCACCCATGCTGTCCTTGACCCAGCCAATAGCCTGAGCTTCTGTGATGTCTGCATAGGCTGTGTAGCCGTCAGCAGAGCTGTCAGGAGTAAAGCCACAAGTGCCATAGCTGCTGCCTGAGTGAGTGTCTTCGCCCACTACTTCGCTGTCTGATGCTCGCCAATGTGCTACAACTACACCGTCATCTGATGTGTTGCGTTCTAGTGTTGAGATTGTCCAAGTTACTGCCATGATTTTATTCCTCTAGTTGTGCAACACGGTTGCGTAATGATTGTATTTCTTTAATTAACATTGGGACTAGCTTGCTGTAGTCCACACCCATCATCTCTTCTGAGTCAGCATCACCAGACACAGCCTCTGGTGCAACAGTGACAAGCTCTTGTGCCACCATGCCGTACTTCTGGTGTGACCCATCAGCTTTCCAGTCAAACGAACGTACTTGGATAGCGTCGATGTCGTCAGAAGCAGAAAGCGCGTCTACGATGTTTTCTTTGAGGCGTTGGTCTGAGGATGTGGCGTAGGTTGTGGCAGTACCATTTGAGTTAATAGAGCCTACGTTAGTGCTTCCCGCATAGAACCTTTGTAAATAACGTGTGCCTGACGTTGCTATGTTTGAAAAGTAACTACTATCTGCTGCCGTGTCTGTACACGAAAAGACACCGCCACTAGCCGAAAGTTCTACACCTTTTGTTAAAACTTGGCCGCTTACAGTCTTACCCACCAACAGGTTGCCTGAATTATCCAGTATGACTCTTTTTTGACCGTTGCTTGTCTGCAAGTTTAAACCACTGGTATCTTTAGCTTTTATATCTTCTAATTCAACGGCTTGGCTTTTAGCTGTACCTGAAAGGTAGAGGTCTGCAAACTTTCTTGAAGCCGCCCCAAGTGAAATTGAGTCTCCGCGAGGTGCGGGAGTAGATGTGTCATACGGGTCAATGCTGTTATTGCCGTTGTTAAAATAAAGCCCTGTATCTCCCTGACCAATGTAAGTGCTTGCTGCGTGTGTACCAATACTACCTACGACACCCCCTGCCTTGTAAAGCTGAATAATTGCACCATCTGAGCCAACACGGTTGAATAACCCTGCTTCTGCGGTCGCCCCTGCCATAATAGTGCCGCCACTAGTTATTCCTGCGCCACTGCCGCTTGAGAATGTAAATGGAATTGTAGAAGTAGTACCCACAAGCAAGTTACCGCTGGAGTCTATAGTAGCCCTAGTGCTACCTGATGTGCCTAGACTCATTGAATCATTGGCATGGTTATAGGCCATGTACCCACGATAGTGATTAGCTGCTGTTCCAGATTCATCCCCAAACTGAACATAACTAGTGCCAGTTGTGGATGACCATAATTGCAGTCCTCCAGTAACTGAACCTGCTGTGCCGATTGAAACTGCTCTTGTTCCTGCATTACCTTTAACAGCACCGCCTACGTTTAAGTCTAACGTGACATCGGCTGTGCCAGTAACGTCTATGCCTGTGGAGGTTGTTTCAAACTTTTTCACCGCATCGTAATACAGCTCAACTCTACCGTTACCTATGAACTTGGCAGAGTTTTCAGTGCCATTTGCTCTGATAATAGTATCTGAAGAGTCAAGATAAAGGTTGCCAGCACCTGCGTCTTTAATGTAGCTATCAGAACCATCATGATAAATCTGTAGGTCATCACTAGCGCCAAACGTAGCCTTGTCGTTGTCGCCCAATGCTATGCCGCCGTTGGCTGTGATTTCGCCTGTGACCGTTAGAGTGCTAGGGTTAGTACCTAGCTCTACAATAGCACCTGCGTTATCTTCAGTAAATAATCGTTTGTCAGCTACGTTGACTGCCAGTTCACCCTGTACAAGATCACTTGCTGTTGGAACG